TGGCCCGGGAGTGAACGTCTCTGTATCAATTCCAAATGGCACGCAGTGCATCGATGTCGTTACACCTTGAGCACTGAACGTCATGATATTGGGATTGCTCGGCACGATGACGGCTCGCGAGCTGTTAAGGTTACGTATCCAGCCTTGAGGGATTCGAGTGGTCTCCCACATCGTCGAGTAGATCGTGCGGCTGGGATCGTCCGGGGCTTGCTTGGGTGGATGAATAATGAGGGTAGGAGCGTCCCACTTGGGTTGCCTACTGACAAGACGCTCATACCGCTCGGGCAGACGCGACCAAGCGTCCAAGTTGTATGGGATGACGCACACATCCCAACCACGGTCAACGAGCCCATCGATGATTATCCGTGAGTGAAAATCATAGGAGCTGTTATCGGCCAGCTGACCGCGAATAATGAGTCTCATCGGCTCTGGTGTTTCAGTTCCTCTTAAATGCCTTAAAATCGAAGCCATCGTCTTCCTCTTCCTCGATCTCGGCTTCAACATTGTCCATCACCTCATCGACCAACCCGGCGATGCTGCTGGCAAACATGTCCTCAGCCTCGGTTCCATCGAGGGACATCACCTTGCGGCTGATGATCACTCCGTCATTCCCCTCTTTGATCTTCACCTCGATCTTTATCATCACTCTGCCTTACGTTAGCCGAGGGCTGAGCCTCAAGCTTGGTTTTGTCCTTTCGTTGCCATGGTGGCGTTTTACGAGCTGCTCTGCCTTGCTCACGGCGAGGCAACTTATTCCATTTGGATGCGTCACGGTCTTTCTTAGGACCGAGCATCTGACATGATGGGTTCCGACACTCAACGCGCCCCTTGAGGACCACACGAGCCGGGGAACCGCACGCTACACAATCTCTTACTGTTGGTTTCATAAATCAGTATCTCCATTGCACCTCTGCAGTTTCGTCGCTTCTCATAGCCGTCTTCATTTGCACCTCTGCAGTTTCGTCGTATTACCTCTGCAGTTTCGTCGCACTACCTCTGCAGTTTGGTCGCCCCGTCCCCTTATATTTATAGTATTATTATAGTTCATATTAATATTAGATTAGCTATATAGTAGTAGTTATATATTATTAAAAGGGATGCACTCCTTTGATTCTATAGGCTATTCCGCTAAACCCGTTCTGGGCTCTCCCCAGACACCACACGGAGTGCAATAAATTCTCTCTACACAACCTCGGGAGGCCCATACGGAGTGTCTGTCTCCGGGTTAGCCTCGATCCACCACCAAGCATTCTTCCAGTTGTCAAAGCCCTCATCGTGAGGGTGCAACACCTCATGCCTCTTGAGCCGTTGAGGGATCCCGCTGATACCGAGCCCCCAGAAGTCCTCTCCGGAGGTAGGGAGCTCGTCCAAGACGACTTTCCAGCCGAGGGCCCTAAGATTGATCGTTGTTTCCATGGTCAATGCTCACGAGCTGGGATCTCCACCAGCATGTAGTTAGGATCACTTAGTAAGATCTTGAACGGAGGCTCAGTGGCACAGCCGGTGAGGAAAAGGGCTAATAGGATTCTCATACGCGAGGTTAAAAAGGGGGTGGGGGTGTTGGATTGTTGCTGACTCAAATGGGGCTGGACCCCTCCCCACCACCCCCATCAGCTGTGTTCTGGGTACAGTTATCGCTAAGTTCCTCAGCATCAATAGGCTCAACGACCTTAGCGTCTGATAGCACATCAGTTGTCTGCTTAGAATCGAGGGCTTTTCGTTCCTCGTGGAGCTGGAGCAGTAGCTTGGACGGTCCGTGTTCATGAGCGTGAGACATAGTTCCTTCCACCCTCTTCGTCTGGGCGTATTGCTTCGGATGAACCCTCTCCAGCATAGCCAAAGCCAGCTTAGGATCTCTCTCCATCCCTTTGTGTATCACGTTGAGGTACATGGAGATGTTCACACTCTTGACCTGTTCGCACGCTTCCTCAAAGTCCTGATGTTTTTGCTTCCATTTCGAGAGCGTGCTCGGCGTCACTCCGACAAGATTGCTCGCGTCCTGTTGGCTGTATCCTCCAGCAATCAGCCGTAGGATCATCAGCACATTGTCTCGAGTGTATTTATCATTGGCCGTGACTCCTCTCTTCGTTGCGTCGATGGCTGACTGAGGACACATGCCCTCAATCATGGTCATGTATGGCCTTAAAGCCTCAATTGTCCCTTGAGCTGACGGCTTCTCCAGTTCTTTGCCTGTAGTCTTCTTGCTCATATGCCCTTTAAACGCTCCAGAATGCCTTCTAACGCATTTTTATGTTCAAACCTTATCATCTATCATCTCCATTGTTAAACACAGTTACACGCAAGATTTGATGCGTTTCTGATAAGTCCTCCTCCAGATCTCTAGCCATAGGAAGTTTGGAGAGCGGCGATTGATGACTTCGACGCAGCAGAGCCCATCGCCTTGTTCGTCCAGATCCTTGGCCACGTTGTGCATCATCCAGAGCTCTACCTCCGGGTTGTAGCCGTAGGTGAATGCTCGGTATCCAGCTCGTGAAGCCTCTTCAGCTGAGAGGATTGGTCGTTCGATTCCATTGAGGAGGACTGTGTCTTTCATCGGAGGTTGTAATCAGTGGTGGTCACATCGGTGACGATGCTTTTGTCTCTCAGCATTCGGCTGGCGATTCGTTTGTCCAGTTTCGCCATGCCCATCATCGAGAGGTTGCTTGTGATGATCGTCCATTTGCGTGCTCGCTGTCCAATGAGGTTGTGCAGTTTCTCTACAGTCCAGTCTGACTGCCGTTCTGCCAGCACATCATCGAGCACCAGATATTTCCACTTTGGCATGTCGTTGAGGACTCCGTAGCAGCTCGTATCGGTTTTGGTTTTATCCATGAACCCGGGCCAGTAGATCCATCGAGGTAGGTATTCGGCTCGTGAGCTGAAGTCTTCCCTATGACCTTGAAGCCATTTCCAAAGCCGCTTAGCGATGTGAGTCTTGCCGCATCCAGATGTGCCCAGCATGACCAACCATCGAGGGCTTTTGCCCTCTTTGATCGCTGTCGCCCATTCTGCTGCTGCCTTGACCATGCGTTCAACCTCGTCGTCAACCAGCTCAATCCCGAGCCACTTTGCCCACGTTTGCGAATTCACTGAAGTCGCCGTCATTTGCTGTTCCTGAGTTGCGATTGACCCGAACAGATCCTGAGCCGTTTTTTCCATTGTCTTGTCTATCCTCGTTCCATGGTGAGTTTTGAATCATGTGGAACCATTTGATTGGTTCCCCGTTTTTGTTTCTCCAGAGGTTGTGTCCCTCGTAGTAGTTGAAGAAAGCTTCAGCTCGTGACTCGGGGAGAGAGCGCGAAGCGCAGAAAGCTTTTATCTCATCCAAAGTAGGAGCCCCCTTTAAGCTAGTATTAGCTTTATTAGTCTTAGTAGTTAGTAGCTTAGTAGTATGGTTGACGTTTGCTTGACGATTCGTTGAGCGCTTGCTTGACGATTGCTTAACGTTTGCTTTAGCAATCGTTGACGATTCGTTAACGATTCGTTGAGCACGTGCTTTAGCACTTGCTTGCCCACCAATCCTCCCAGCCTCGCTGCGTTTCTTGGCATACTCGTCGTGATCCTTAGCTGACTTGATCAGCTCTCGGCATTGCACTTGAATCTTTTCCCCATGCCGGATCTCACACACGTTTGCCATCTCGAGATCACTTAGCAGCTCTTCAGCTCGTGAGCACGTGACACCCCATAAACGAGCTATCTGGTCAATACTGGCTTCCAGCTTCCCGGGCTCTCTCTGAGTGCTCATGGCTACCATGAGCTCAAGCCAAGCGCCTTTAGCCTCGAGCGATAGCATCCGGGTAGAGCACGCCCAGTGATCGAAGTAAAATCTGATATATTTCATCACTCTACTTTTCTTGGAGGTTTGCGCTGCTTTGGCTTTGGCAGTGGGAGCCCAGCTGGCCCCATGCCACGCTTTTCCCAGAACTTTGTGAAAGCCTTTGTCCAACCAGTTCCAAGCTCGAGGTCGTAGCTGTAGCCGTACGTGCCGGTGTAGTCCGGCTTTGGAATATCCTCATGCATCTAACTCCTTTGCTGTTTGATAGACGCATTCGTGGTAGGATGTTCTCCACGGTAGGTACTCGCAAAGTCGTTCGCTTAGCTCTAAGTAATATGGCCCCATCTCTCGCCTTTTCTTTAAAGCCACAACTGAAACTCGAGGTGACATGTCGAACTCGTGGGACATCAGCCGAATAAAAGCAGCACGAGCATCAACTATTCTATGCTGCCTCGATTTGCTTCTAATCTCCTCAACCGTCAGCATGTAATTCTCGGCCACTGTCGCCAGTATTCTGTTTATTTTTCGTCTCGGTATATGCATCTTGGATTTTGTCGTAATAGGTTTTTGTGCTGTCGTTGATGATGGTGAGGTCTGCCAGCACATTCTCGACCTCTGTTTCTGATACGTGTGTATCAATCAGGCAGTCAGTCTCTGGGCGACGAATGCGCCAGACTTCTCCACCCATCTTCCGAGCCCACTCGGCCTCGAAAGGAAATCTCAAATCGTCGATCACAATCGTGGCTTGGTAATCAGCCATGGCCTTGATCTGCCTCTCGACTACCTCCACCCAGACCAGCTGACCAAACAGCTGCTTAGCCGCCTCACCCACTGACTGGTAGACTGGCCGGATAATTTCTTTCCGGTCGTCAGCATGATTGCCGAAGATCTTTCGGACCTCAGACTTGATGGCGTCCGCGAATGAGAACCGATAACAGCTCGGCCCAATGATGTGTTGCAGCTGCTCAGCAGCCGTGGTCTTGCCTGACCGTTTCTTCCCACAAAGCGCAATAAGGTGTTTCATAAAATTAGGTAAGGGGGACGCACTCGCGCCCCCCAGCTGACGAGGTTCATCAAGCCTAAATTGAGAATCTTTCTATCATTTCTCATTAATGTCCTCGTCAGTTCGCGGATCTGCGAAATCTCCTCGGACAGCGGCGAAGTGAGTGTTGCGGTCAGTGATGATCAACCACTCACCATTGTCCTCTCGCCACGCCACCGCCCAGTGCTCAGCCCCATACCGCCGCGAATCGTCCTTGGCTTGATTCACAGCGGCACGGAGGTTGAGTTTGTTAGTGCGTTTGACCTCCCAGTGGATCGGCAGATCGGGGCAATGGATGTCTGGGCTCGGAAGACCATCCGGCGTTTTGCCGGAATATTGACTGCCGCGATACGCCGTAAATCCTTCGTCGCGTAACACGCCAGCCCATTCGCGCTCGCCCCGTTTGCCCTTGTCCCGGGAGTTGACCATGATCAAAAGGGAGGCTCGTTCCTCGCGGCTTCCTGACCAGCTTCGACTCGTTTCTGAATCTGAATGGTCAGCTGTTTTTCACCGGTCTCGGACTGGTTCACCCAGCCAGAGAAACTAATGATGTCGCCTTTCTTCAGATCCTCGAGAACCTCGACTTTGCCATTGCCATAGGCTGGCGCGTTTGGGTTCTCTGAGTTGTTTGGAAACATCCGAGCGGATGCCACTTTGAGGTATGTTGATTTTGGTTTTTGCGTAGTTTCCATCATGATGATTTCTTTAGTACTTTGATTGGTTTACCGGGCTCGATGTAATCACCCTCCAGCTGCTGGCCGGTTCTCAGCTGGTGGAGAGCTTGAAGTTGTTTGAGGTCCGGCTTCATGCACCGGAGCAGATCCTCAAGCGACACAGTGTCCTTGAGTGCTTGGTAAGCTTTGACGGGATTCACCTTTGAAGCCCCGGGGCGCATGTAGACCTTGATCCCGGGAACCTCGACGCCAGAATCAACCAGCTCCTTGAGCTTGTCTTTGACTCGGTCATGCATTTTAGCCACGAAGTCTAGGTCGTCTTTAAGGGCTCCTAACTTATCCGGATCACTCCAAGCAGCATCCCAGTCCGTCATCCACACTCGATAGAGTGGATCAAGCGTTTTGGGACACCCCTCGTAGTGCGCGCAGTACTTGCATTGCACGCCTACCTTGCGTTGACCCAGAGCAATGCGATGCAACAGCTCGTCAACCTTGTTAAACACTGCGGCACGAGAAAACTCATAGGTTTTGATGAGCTTGGTGTCCCAATAGACGAAGTGAAGAACGACATCGGTAATCTCGGTCCGCTCTTTTAAAATTGCAGCGGCGTAGCCGATAAGCTGAACCCACTGGTTCTCGTTACCTTGGCCACTCTTTCCGTCAGCGACATGGAGTGTGGTTCCATCGCTTTGCCAGACACAGTCTGCATAGCCCCAGTATTCCGGCTCGTCGTTTTCAACGCGGAGCTCCCACTCGATGTCAGCGCCTTGAGCCAGTTCATCAAGAGCCTCGAGCGCCCACTGAGCGCACGCCATCTCCTCGAAATCGTAGTCCTTTGGCAGATCCTCAGATTTACCCAGCTGCTCCCAATACTTGTGAATGCGTGTCCCTCGTTCAGCTGCTGAGCTGCTCCCGGGCGTGCTCTTAAAATCCGAGCACTCCCAGAGGAATGGCCACGAGCTGCAACCGAATGGGTGATGTTTTCTCTCGTCGCTCATAGGTCAACCGCATTAACAATGCGTTTTGCTGACATAACCTTTGGTCGTGAGACGACACCTCGAGGTGCATTGGGCACTGCTGAGTTGGCGTCATCGTCAGTCTCACTGGCAATACCAAGCATAGAAGCCAGCATGTATCGACGTAGATAGGTCATCACGCTGCCAATCTTCTGGGGATTGCTCCCATCACACGGCATCGACATGGTGCTCCTGACCGTGCTTCCGTTTTTAAAGCCGAGGACCGTGGTCATGTGCACTGTGTTTTGCTCAAACCGTGGAAGCTGCAAAACCGAGAAGCCAGCCTTGTTGTATGCCTTGCCCACTCCGTCAAGAATGTCGTCCAGCGTGGCATAGGGGCCATGGTGGCTTTTGCCCCTCTTAGGCACGGGTTTTAGATCGTTTTGCACGGCACTCATCGCCGCAAAGAGCTCGCCCAAGTCTTTCAAGGAACTCTTCTCGGTATGGTTGGTAGCGGTCTCTGGTGGATTTGCTTTGTCTGTAGTTTCGTTTTGCATTCAGAATACTTGTTCTATCTCGTTGTAGTTTGTCTGCTAGTATGAGTGTTGATTGGAAACCCATAGTCTCGCTCAACACATCAATGATTGCCCATCGGGCGAAAAGACCATCCCAATGTCGTCCCGGAGCCGTG